CGGGAAGCGCGGGGATACGTGGTGGGCTTATCGTTCTCGATGATTATTTTGGCAAACGCTGGCAGGCGGAATCCGCCGATCTCCGGGATAAAACATGGCAATCTTTTTGTGTTGACCTTATGGGTCGTCGCGCACCAGTGACGATTGTACTGCTGGTAGTGACACCATGGCATGTCGATGATATCGTGGGACGCATACAAAAGGAAATGCAGAAGAACCCGGAGTATCCGCATTTTGATATCGTCAATTATCCAGGGATAAGTCCGCAATATAAAACCGGCTATTTATTTCCAGAACGGTATTCGGCTAAATGGTATGAGGAACAGAAATTACTTTTAGGCAAATATGATTTCCAAGCATTGATCCAATGTGATCCACAAATCCGAACGGGAAATCTGATAAGAACTGATAAGGTGCATATTGTTTCAGCAGATGAATGGGTTTCTTTTATTGCAGATAAAAATTTACAATTCAAACGCGGCTGGGATTTAGCATCATCCTCAAAGCAAACAACGGGTAAAAATGATCCCGATTTTACCGTTGGCACAAAAGCCGCTGTTGACCAAATAGCAAGCAATGTTTCCGGCGTAACGATACCCATACTCTATGTCGATGACGTTGTGCGCGGCCAATGGGAGGCCACGCAAAGGCAAAGGATCATCTTGGATGCCGCTATCGCCGATGGATCAATTGATCAAGGTATTGAGGCATTTGCCGCATACAAAGACGCATACACGACACTGCGAGATTTACTTGCTGGTATTCGCAATGTAATTCCTTCTCGGTTGCCCGGCGACAAAGTTGCCAAAGCACAGCCATTAATTCCTGTCTTTGAAGCCGGAAACGTATATATTAAAGCAGGGCCATGGAATGATGCTTTTTTGCAGTGCATAAACCAGTTCCCCGGTGGTGCGCACGACGACGACGTTGATTCGCTTTCGGTGGTCTACGATATGTGCGTGAAAGGTACGAACCAATTATTTATTTTTGGGGCTGATATTGAGGGAAAATAAAATGCCTGAAAATTCAGTAGTGCTTTACAATTCCCATAATGAACCGATAACCAAGGCCGCTATTCCTAATCTTGATCCTTATTTTTTCTCTCCGAATAATATCCGTGGTGTCGAAGACGCGGATATCATCGCCCGCCAAGCCTATGCGCGCCATGTGTGGATATATTCCTGCGCTTCTGTTATTGCCCAGGAAATTGTAAATTACGAACGGGTATTATATCGCATTGGCAAAGAGGAAGACTTAATCAGGGAACATGAGATACTTGAGCTCTTTGATGCGCCTAATCCATTTATGAACAGGGAATCATTCATAACGGCAATTGTATTGCACTTGCTGATTTCCGATGGCAGCAATACCGATAATGGCGGGCAATGTTTTATAATCTGCGATAGCGGCGAAAAAGACCCGCATGTAGATATAGCAAAAGGGAAAATGCCAATCGCCATGTTTCCCTATTCTTCGCGCAATGTAAAGCCGATGAAAAAATATATCAATGGTGTAAATAAACTGATTGGCTGGCAATGGATTGATCATAACAATTCCAGTGTGCCCACCATTGAATACGATTTAAATCAGGTAATTCGCATTTATAAATATAATCCCTACGACTGGCTGAAAGGGATATCGCCATATACGGCGGCATTGTGCGCGATAGGTCAGGATATTCGCGCCGACATTTTCAATACTAAATTTTTTGATAATGATGCGACACCTGGCGGTATACTCAAAAGCGAGCAGCAACTTAATGAGCAAATGGCGCGCGAGAATGCGGCCCGTTGGAACGCAACGCATCAGGGCGCGGGAAACGTGGGGCGCATCGCGGTTCTTGGTTCCGGTTTGGATTTCAAAACCACCGCACCATCGCATACTGATATGGCCTATATAGAGCAAAAGAAAATGAATATGGAACAGATAGTGTCTGCATTCCATCTGAATAAAATTGCTCTTGGACAATACGAATCGCTTAATCTGGCGACCATTCGTGAAGGTCGTCGCATGCTGCACTATGATACCTACATGCCGCTTGCGAATATGATAATTTCGGCATTCAATACGCAATGGATAAAATTTGTTGAAAAGGGTCTTCGCCTAAAAAATGATTATTCAAATTGTGAAGCACTGAAAGAGGATTACGGAGAGAAAATAAAAATAGCCGTTGAAATGGTGCGCACGGATATTCCTTGGAAATTGGCGGCGCGAATAAATAATATTCCGCTAACCAAACAGGACATCACTGATTATCCGTGGCTCAATGAAAAGCCGGTGAAGGTTGCGCCTGCGCCCATTGCCCTTTCGTTGAACGACAAAAAGCCGTATCAGCAAGAAAAGGGAATAATCAAAATATCTCGCATGACAGAACGTGAAAAAAGAAGCGAATCCTATATAGAACGCGTTCTTGTTCCCGGAGAAAACAAATTCAATCAGCAGATGACGCGGTTTTTTATTGCGCAGAGAAACAAAATGCAGGACAAGGTTGATGCATGGGCTATTAAGCATGGTGCAAAATCAGTTCTTGATTCCTTGATAAGAAAACAAATCGATGCTAATCCCGATGAATTTTCTCTTGAACTCAATGTGGAGAATGCTGCCTTGAAGCGTGTGATATCACCGCTCATTGAAGATCAATTGAAGCGCATGCAAAAAGAATTGGAATTGGAATTAGGCGGTCTCATCGATTGGAATGTGACCCCCGCGAAGATAGATTTGTTTATTGCCAAACGAAAAAAGGAAATGGAGCAAATTAATACTACCACATTCAGGCGAGCACGCGATACCGTGCAGGCGCTGAATGAAATTGCTAATACGGAAAACTGGACGGTACAGCAATATGCAACGGCGCTGAAACAGAATATTTTTGATGTCATGGCAATACGCATTGATACCAGCAAAACCATTGCACGCACGGAAATAGGGATTGTCAGCAATGATGCGCGCTTTGATGCGTATCAAACGGAAGGCATTGAATACTGGGAGTGGTTGACCGCACATGACGAGAAGGTACGTCTCGCACATATGGCGGCGGATGGTGCTATTGTGCGCGTAGGCATGCCGTTCCCTGATGTTGGGTTGAAATATCCGCTTGATACGACGGCTGGTGGTAATAGTTCACCGGAGAATATAATTAATTGTTTTCCAGCTGATACATTAATTTGCAGTGAAAATGTTAATGGTGCCTTTAGGGGCCGTTATAGTGGTGAGCTTGTCTCCATCAAAACTTCCAGTGGAAATGAGTTGTCCGGAACCCCGAATCATCCTATATTGACGGAGTTTGGATTCGTTCCTCTTTGTAAAATCAAAAAAGGAATGAAAGTATTTGGCGCTATCAATAGTGAGTGGAAAAGTCTTGCTAACCTTAATATAAAAAACATGCCATCCCATATTCATGAGATATATCATTCTTTTTCTGTACTTAATATCGGTATGAGGATGAGCCGTAGTGACGTGAATCTCTATGGCGATATTCTCGACGGCGATGTCGATGTTGTATGGGCCAACAGCAAGTTGCTGAATAAATTTAATTCCCAAATCTTTAATCAAACCGCAAAAAGCATCTTCACCAAGACCAACAAAGGACAGGGTTTCCTCCCTACTTTTGGCTTTCTTTTTGGAAATATCAACGAAGAAACTTCTCGGCTTGTTTCTAAGAGCAATATGAGAGTGAGCGGTAAGGTTAGATCGTTCGACATAGCTAAGCTTGCTCATTCTGATAATATTGGCTTCACTTCCCGTTCTAATTCTGATTTTATTTTCGACAAGCCTCCTTCTGATGGCGCCTCTATCGACAGAGTATTTTATGGCAACGGCAAGTTCGGACATGCCGGAAATGTAGTCGCTGATAATGCTGGCAGTGTCAAGATTAAGGCGCATTCCGCTGGGGTACGATCCTATTTTTCTCATCGGGATATTGGCAGCAATGAGCCTCTTGTGAACCGTAGAAATACTGCATCCGCTCTCATTCGCGATGCATTGCAGAGTTTTCCCGTCGGTATAACTCTTGATCCAGTTGTTGATGTCCATACAACTCCTCATTATAATGGTGAAGTCTATACGCTAAATACTAATAACGGAATATACATCAGCAATGGGATAATAGCAAGTAATTGCAGATGCGTGACGGTCTTTTCAGAAGGGCAATAAATGGGTATTTATATTTTATCGGCGGCTATCATTGTCCTTGCAATAAGCATATTTGTTTCAATGGCAATGGGTAGATATTTAAAAAGAAAAGCGAACCCTGAAAAGATAAAAAATGGATTGATGACGGTTCGTCTTGACCTTGATGCAAAAGACGCACAATCTGAACTTGGTCGCATAGAGGTACAATTAAATAGAATCCATTTAAAGGTGTGCGCCATAAACGAAACTATTTTGAAAGGAAGGGCTGAGTATGAGCGAACAGCAGAAGCGACCACGCGGAAGGCCGCGCAAGTATCCGGTTATGCAGGAACAACCGAAAACGCAGGCGGCATCTATTTCGGAGGATGAAAAGAAAAAACCGGAAATGGTTTTCGAGGAGAAACCGATAAGCGTCAATCGTATGATAGGCAAGACCGTGCCGGAAGTCGCATATTCAATTGGATATTTTCATATTTGAATTGTATAATGTATATTATGGTTAGTTCAAGCGATAAAACAAACGAACCCGTCAAGGTTGATAAACTAGAAATAGGCGTATCGAAATTGCAGAAGTTCAAGGAACTGAAAAAGCGTGGACATATTACTTTTTACCTTGACGGCAGTGGCATTGTTTCGGCGGTTGAAACCGTAGAAAAAGTATAGTTCTCTGACATAGCAATTTAACGCGGGCCTATTAAAGCCGCGTTTCGGTGTCTTCGCAGGCATCGGGATGCGGCTTTTTTTGTTTTGAAAAAAAAGGAGAATACATGAACCTAAAAGATCTGTATGGAACCGAAAGCAGGGCGGAAATATTTAATGCCAAGCACCACAAGCGTCAGGATCGCGCCTATGCCGCCGAAAGTTCCCGCGTTACTATGTCACCGGATGAATGTAAGGCGCTCTGTGAAGCCATCGGGCTTGAATATCTGGCAGGCTATGAGGCACGTGTACTTGAATATACCATCACAAACGAAACACCAGATCGCTACGGTGATATTGTCCGGGCGGTAGGCGTCGATTGTGCAAACTATCTGAAAAATCCTGTTGTACTTTTTGCCCATGACTATCCTAATCTCCCTGTTGGTAATACGATAAAACTTTGGTGTGATCAAGGGAAAAAGGAAGTCAAGGCATGGGCACTTTTCTTTGATGATCGCGTAGACGCAACCGGACGCGCGGATACCGTATTTAAGTTTGCCAGCAATGGGGCAATGAAGGGATGTTCAATTGGATTCAATCCAATCGAAGCATATAGGCCAAAGAATTCAACGGAACGCGCACAGATGGGGCTTGGTGAATACGGTGTTGAATATCGCAAATGTGAACTGCTGGAATTTTCGCCATGCAGCGTTCCTGCGAATCCGGACGCACTGAGAAAATCCATGGATGAACGCGCAATAAAGGTCATTGGGGAGCACAAGGACGAATTCTCAAAATATCTGGATCAGATTGACAAACTGATTGAAGAAGCAAAGACAACTGAACAGGAAGTATCACCGATTTCCGGCGAACCTGAAGACACGGTTTTGCGTCCGTATCCAAACGAACACGCGGCCCGGCTTATATCGCCGGATAAATTTGATGAATTCCGGCGCACTAAAGGCGGGAAGCTTTATAACAAAATAGATGTGCCTGCAACGATATCGATTATATGGGGCCATCTCAAAGGCGAAAATACTGATTCGTGGGCGGCACAGGCACTTCGCTTTCCAACGAAAAGTTGGACGGAAGAAGAAGCAAAAAAATGGCTTGCCGATAATGAAGTGAAATTTATTTCATTTGAAAAGGCAGGCAATGAGGAATCGGCCGCCCCCACGGTTGCTACCGCGCCCATACAAATCGATTTATCACCTATCAGCGCGGAATTGAAAATCATTTCCATAGCAATAGGCGAATTTTCAAAATCAATGACGGAATTAAAATCATTCTTGGAAACATCGGTGAAAAATACGACTGCTTCCGCGAATATCACACCGCCGGAAAAGGCGGGCGGCGATATAGGCGAAGCGGTAAAGGGGCTGTACGATGTCCTTGATGAACCTGTAAAAATATAACAATCAACAGAAGGACGGTGTACAATGCCGGATGTTAACATCAATCTCGAAGAGTTGAAAACACAACTCGCTTCGCACAAGAAAAACGTTGAAGATGCCGTTGCGGCGAATATCGCGGCGCAGTCTACAGCGGCTGATGCGAAGGTAACGGAACTGAAGGCCGAACTGGACAAGGTCAATACGACCCTTGCCGCTTTGGAAAAAGAAATCAAACAGCAAAAACACCATGGAATCGATGGTGGGCGCGCCGAAGATTACAAAAAGAATTTCAGTTGGTCCGCCTATATCGGCGCACTGCTGAAAATGAAACAGGGTCTTGGTGCGGATGTGGCTTTCAAAGAGGCAGGCCCGGAACTTGAATTTCTGAAAAGCTGGTCAGAAGATCGCGCGAAAACAAAGGCAGCGAATTCCACTGATGGCACTGATGGCGCGTATCTCGTGGGGCCGGAAGCACAGGGCGAACTAATTGATATGGCGATTGCCGATATGCCGACCATGGAAATGGGGCCATCGGTTTTCAGGAATCTGACGGGCAGTGAGTTGCCGATCCCGAAACTGACGGCACGACCGACCGGTTATTGGGTCGCTGAAACCGGCGCACCGACGGAATCAAGTGCGACGTTTGGTGAAATCAAGTTGATGCCGAAAAAAGTTGCGGCATTCACGAAGATTTCCCGGCGTTTGGTTTATCAGACGCGCGGGGCCGCAGACCAGATAATCAAGACCGCACTTTCGCAGGCAATGGCACTCAAACTTGATGAGGGTTTGCTGATTGGTTCTGGGTCAGTTGGTCAACCGCTTGGACTTCTGAATGCTACGGGCATGACAGCATCGAATAATGTTGTTACTTCCAGTGCGGTGGGTGGACGATTTCGTATTGACAAGGCGGCGGAAATGGCAATGAATATCGATGTCGCCAATGAACTCAAAAATACTGGTTCTTTCGGTTTTCTTATGCGGCCCGAGGTCATGTGGGGCATGAAGCGCGAACGTGTGCTTCAGTATTCGGGGCAGTCCGAGAGTACGGCACTTCCGGCGCTTCCGATGAACCTGCTCATGACAAATGCGCTTCTGGAACAGCAGATGGGGTATCGGTTCCGCACAACCACAACAATTTCCAAGGACAGCAACGGGCTTTCCACGGTGCTCTTTGGCAATTTCAAACTGTTTTATGTCGCATTCTGGCGCGATCTGGAACTCAGGGTCAGCGAACAGGCCAGCGATGCCAGCGGCAATAGTGCTTTCCTGCAAGACCAGTTCTATCTCGTGGCGTTCCAGGAAGCGGATTGTGGTGTCGGGCGCGCGGGTGCGTTCACGAAGATCACCGATGCGCAGTCTAATCCTGCAAGTTGGTAAGTCGGTTTTTGTGAGGGATGAAAATAACGAGGGCTGATTTACTTTTGAAACGGGAGAAATGATATCATGCGAGGTAAACTTGGTGAAGATTTGAAAGTCCAAGTCGTCCACAGTGCGGGGGCCTTCACGGCAACCTCGATGACCTTTGGGAAGGGGTCTATCGACACTCGTGGTTACAAGGAAATGATGGTTGTGCTCAATGTCGGCGATGTGCTTTCATCCACGACTTTTGCGGCCAAACTATATGAAAACAGTTCCGATGATTTCACTACGGCGGTTCCCGTGACCGGTGGAGCACTGATAAGCACTATGAGTTTATCCGATGATCAGACCACGAAGATCGGGAACGTTCTCACCGAACAGCGGCAGCGTTATATGTGGGTTGGCGCAATGGCCAGCGGAACATATGGGTCCAGTGCCACGCAGTCGGTGAATTTTGGTTGCACTGCAATTCTTGGCAAAGGCAAGGAACATCCCGAATCGCAGACATTGACAGTTGATCTTGGGTAATGTCGGTAAAGGGTAAAGCGGGGGAGTAATCCCCCGCTTTTTGAAAGGCAAATATGTCACAATTTTTGCTGACTTCATACGAACGGATGCGACGATATCTTGCTGCGGAGACAAGTGATGCTTTGGTCGATGGCGTAAACCCCCGCAGGGAATTGTTAGGATGGATAGGGTCAACGTCCGCTATGATAGAAAGTTACTGCAATCGTAATTTTCTTATTGCTTCTTATACGGAATATTTTGATGTCAATTACAAACAAATCGAATTTTTTCTTAAAGCTACACCGATAAGTTCTATAACATCAATTTATTATGACATCACCGGTCTTTTTACCGGGAGCGAAAGCGCATTATCTGATTATTATATTGGGACGAATGATCGATCCATCGTATTAGCAACAGCAGAACGCGAAAGCAAACGAGGTTTACGGGTGATTTATACCGGAGGGTTCGGCACGGATGCAGTAAAATCGGTATTCACTGGAACAATAACCGGGACATTTACCGTGGGAAAATTTGCCAATGGTGGTACGTCATATGCCAAAGGCATTATCCGAGCAGTTACGGCAACGACATTGACGATTGAAGTATTATACGGTACATTCGAGGTTGGAGAAACAATAACGGAATGGGGAACAGAATCGGCTATTGGTGCAAGTACAGCCATAATGGTCGTGACGGCGGATACCAGCAGGGCAATTTGTGAAAATTATCCCGATCTTGTGCGTGCTACTGAAATGCAGATACGATATCTTTACAAAAACAAATTACGTTTTGAAGATACAGCGATAAGCAAGGACGGTCAATCAACGCGGAATTTTACTACCGTATCACCGCTCGGTTTGCAGCCCGAGGTTTTGCAAATGCTCGCGGATTATCGCAGGGAATCCTTTGTATGATGCCAGAATTTAAAATAATGAATGTTGACGGCGTGATTAATTCTCTTCGCGCAAAAGGGAAGGACATGCTGCGTAAATTAAAGCAAGGCATGAATAATGGCATGCGTGCATTTGAGCGGCAGATGATAGCAGAACAGTTTTCTGGCAGAACGGGAAACAATTTTGGATTGAATAGAGGAAAAAAAAGTGGCGGAGTACTTTTCAGGTCTTGGAATCTACGCAACTATCAAATCGGATATGATTATGTTGTCCACCTTGGAACAAGCGTGCGCTATGCGCGCATCCATCAATACGGGGGGACTATCCAGCATCCCGGCGGCACGCCATATATCACCCTGCCGGATGCCGGGGGTAACTGGAAATTTATTCCGCTGTCAAAAAACAAAATATTCACGCCCGCATATCGGGATTCCACTAATGCGCGTATAAGATTTACTCAGCCACATGCAATAAACATGCCAAAACGGCTTTATGTATATGAGGAATTCCAGTCCACAGGTATAAAAACCGTGGCCGATTATATGGTTTCCGCCGCTTTGGGCTTCAACCGAGCAGGAAAATTTATCACCTAAAATAATCCACAAAAAACGGAGGGCTGACCGTGCGACCATCAAAAAAAATCATTTCCTTTTCGCTTTGGGGCGACAATCATTCCTATATTGCTGGCGCAATAGCCAATGCCCGGCTTGCACCAGCGATATATCCTGGCTGGCAATGCCGTTTCTATTGCGATCCGCGCGTGCCTACGGGCGCGCAGGATGAGTTGATGGGTCTGGGGGCGGAGATAGTCGCCAAACCAGAAAGCGACGGCTTTGCGGGCCTCTACTGGCGCTTTGAGGCCATGTACGATGACCCTACAGTTGATAGGTTTATCATCCGGGATACGGACAGCCGATTAACCCCACGCGAAGCCGACGCTGTGCAGGAATGGATTGAATCCGGCCTGCCGTTCCATTGCATGCGCGATAACCCGGCGCATAATATCCAAATCCTCGGCGGTATGTGGGGTTCGCGGACTTTTATTATTCCCGAATTCAAGCAGCTTCTCGCTGATTGGGTTTCGGATTTAAAGGTTGATCCGGCAAATCCCAAGGGGAAATATCATGGTAGCGATCAGGTTTTTCTTTGCTCGGTGATATGGCCATATATTAAATCCTGCCACATGGCGCATGACGAATATTTCCAGTATACCGGGAGGGAGCGGCCCTTCCGCATAAAACTCAAGCGCGATGGATACGTGGGCATGATCTACAGCGATAAAGATGCTGATCGCTGTGAGGCGTTGTAAATATCCCACGGATAAATAGGAACCTTATATGAATTCACATTTTCCGATGCTGAATATCGTTTGTGCGGCACTTGCATTTCCTAAATTCAAGGTAAAAAAAACGCTTGAATTGGGATGCGGTGAATACAGTACTCCGTTTTTTATAGAGCATTCAGAAAATCATACGGCCATCGAAACAACCGGGCATGAACACGAAGCGCGGAGCGTTGAATGGTACGAACGGATTAAATCCAAATATGGCAATCGGATCACTATTGAGCTTCATGATTTCAATCTTTCCATCAATGCAATGAAGGCGGCTGATGCTGATTTAATTTTTGTTGATGGTGCAACCAGACGGCCGGAATTCGTTAATGCTGCCTTTCTGTATACTACTACGGTTCTGGCGCATGATACCGAAGAATCGGGATATGGGTGGGAACAGGTTGTCGTTCCTTTCGGATGGCAACAATTCACGCGGGGCAGCGATATTATTCCCGATCCACTTAATGCATGGACGACCTGCTGGACGAAAGACATACGATTGGCGGCGGTTTTATCTGCAATAGGATTAACCGAAAAAACAATTCCGAGGAAGGGCTGAAAATGGTTTACAATAAAATCAATCTCATGTTGCCCACATATAAGCGGCATACTACGAGTCTGCCGCTATTCATCAACACGGCAATTGAGACCGTAAGCAAAATAAAAAACA